TCTCCTTTGAGATTAAAAGCATTTTGCAGAACATAGTTATGCTGATCTTCTAGTATCTCTGTAGGCATTTTCTTGTTAATCAATATCCATTTAGCTATGCCACTTCGTTCATGTTCAACACCAAAGTCCACATATTTCTGCATAAAATCTCCAATAGGTTTTTGTTCTCCTTTGCGATCCCATTCAAGCATTTCGTTCCGAGATGTATAAGTTCCGAAACAATAATTTAAAGCTGATGAGCTACGAAGATTATAACGATTGACCAAGCTCGACTTCATTTGTGCTTTCATTGATACCCCCATTTTTAAGTGCAGACTCTACTGCTTTTTGCTTATCTTTAGCTTTGGCTATCTTTTTAACTTCAGGATCATTAATCTCGCCTTTCAGGTTTAGTTCTTCAGGTTTTGTCTGCCCATTGTGGTACAACTGTAAAGCTAGACCGAATAATGACATGGTTTTGACCATACATCTTTGCATATTGTCTTGAATATCATCTGCTCTAGGATTTTCTATTGCATTGTATTTGTTATCATAAACAGGCAACCAACCCTCTTTGTACAATTCTCCGATCTCTACACGACATCTCAATATCATTGTTCCATTGTCATAAGTAAATGGCTCTAACCATTTTACTTGCACTTCTGGATAATAATGATTGAAGATATGCCAAGCATAAGACCATTTAAGATAGGTATAATTTCCTTTCTGTTCTGTTTTGCCTGTAACATCTACCTTAGATAAGGTTTCAAATACCGATTTATAGCTTAATTGGGTTTCTTGGTTATTCATTGATAGCCACCTTTAGTTTAGTTTGAGGTATTTCTACTGTATGATATTTAACTTTATTGCCCTCTTTAAGATCAACAGCTTTTTGCAAAGCATTTGTTAAGTTTTCTACTGTTGCTTTATCTTCAATAGAATTGTGATTGTTTTCCACATAAAAGTAACCATAGTCAGTTTCTTTAACTATTATGTATTTCATATAAAACTCCTTTGTTTTGTTTATTAATAGGAATATTATATTATTTTGAGTAACTTGTAAACAGGATAAAAGAGATATTTTTATATTCGCCTATAATAGTATATAATTAATTATATAGGGAAAGAAAAACAAAAGGACTAAAAAACTATTATAATAATATAATAGTAAAATATAAATAAATATCACAAAACAGGAGATGAAACAACATGAAAATAAAATTAAATGAAGAATCGCTTGAAAAACTCATTGCAGACATGAGAGCAGAAAGTAAAAAACTTAATCAGACTATACGAGATTTAGATTTATTAGAAGAAAGAAAGAAAGAACTCACTGCTGAAGCGTTCCTTAAAGCAGGACAACAGGGTAAATTGACAGAATCTACAAAAAAAGCTATGGCAACTACCTGTTCACAAGTTTTGGCTTTAAACGAGCTAATAGCGACTCTCAAAGGACAAGAACAAGAGTCTAAATGGAATCTTAAAATTTTTACAATCAATGCTGATTTATGGAGATCATTAAATTCTTCTAAAACTTTAGAAAGAAAATTATACGAACACCTAAGTTAGAATGTTAAAATATTCTAATATAATGAAAAGTCAATAAAATCTAGGGGTTAGAAAATAATTTGACAATAATAAAATATTTTAGTATGTTCAAGTGGTATTCAAAAAATAAAATAGGAGAACGTGATGGATATATTAAAAATTAAAGACTTAGTACATAAGATACTCAAAGATGAGCCATATGCAAGAGATGAAGATAACGTGCTTGTTGCTTTGGTTTGGGAAAAGCAGTTAGATCAAATAGGTTACAAGGGAAGTAGGGATTTTATTACTATCTTGGGAATAGATAAACTGTCAAAATTTGAGAGTATTTCGAGGTGTTCTCGAAAAATAAAAGAAAATAATCCTGCCTTAAGGGGAAGCAACTATATTGAAAGACAACAAGAACAATCGTCTGTGGTAGATCAGCTCAGAAAGTTTAAAAATAAAAAAGAAAATGAACGAGAAATTGAACGAATTAGAAATTTAATGGAAGATTATAATTAAACAAAATGGCAAAAAAACCTAACAAAAAGATACAAAAAGAGTATAAAAAAGCTATTAAATTTGGGTGTGTGGTATGCAAAAAGCATTACGGAGTGTATACAGAGCCATGTATTCATCACTTAACAGGGGGAGGAATGGGGTTAAAGTCGAAAGACTTTATCCCTCTTTGATATGCCATACACATCATCAAGGAGAACAAGGAATACATCATTTAGGTAATAAAAAATGGGAAAAGAAGTTTGGAACACAGGAAGAATTATACAAATGGTATATAGAAAATGATAGAGATTGAAAAAGATATACCCATATCTTATCAAAGCAAGTATGATAAATACATACAAGCTATGATTAATATGGGAAAAGGAGAATCATTCGTTGTAAATGATTATAAAATAGTAGATGCAGTAAGAGGCTTTGGCTGGAGAAAAGGACATAAAGTAAAATTTAGAACGATTGCTAAAGATAAATATAGGATTTGGAAACTATGAGTTTAGATAAAATAGAAACTTCATTAATTAAAAAATATGTAAAAGAGTTATCAAATGACGATTTATTTGTTTTGTTTCTGCATTATCAAAGAGTAATTGATGATAAAGATTTAAATACCTTAAACGATAGTGTTTGGTTTTTCGTGCTTAAAGATGAAAAGCACAGGAGAGAATCAGATCAAAGCTGAAATGTTATCCAAAATGTTACCTAAATCACTAGATATGTCTAGTGTAGGTAGTGGTAAATCCCATGACGCTATTACCCCACAAGATATATCGGTCATATTGTCGTATTCAAACCTTAATCAGAATCAAACTGACTTTCTTTTAATGAAATATCTTAATGACCATTCAGCTATGAATAGGTTATTTAGCCATTTTTATACAAAAGCAGAGGAAATATTTAAAGATATTGAATTTAAACACCCCCAAAAAACTTTAGAAAAAATAGTAAACTGTGCCATTTTAGAATGTGTAATGGTAAGTTGCCCTGTTTGTAACGGAGTGGGCTATACTACTTTTAATAAAGTTATTGAGAAATGCAGACATTGTAATGAGGGGGTGTTTATCTATGATGACTTTACTAGATGTCAGATAATGACTATAAAGAAAGTTACTTATGGGAAAATAAGGCGAGGGTACAAACAGATTATGGAAATGTTTTATAATCTTGAACAAGAATCTTTATCTAAAATAGGTGATACATGAAAACATTAGAATTATTTTGTGGCACAAAAAGTTTTAGTAAAGTAGCTAAAGAGTTTGGTTATGAAACTAAAACATTAGACAATGAAGATCAGTTTAATGCTGATTTCACTATGGACATCATGGATTTTGATGTATCTATGTTAGGAGATTACAAGCCAGATATTATCTGGGCAAGTCCACCTTGCCAGAAATTTAGTGTAGCTAGTTTCTCTACTCATTGGAATCCTAACAGAGTTCCTAAGAATGAAAATACAGTTAAGGCTATGGATATGGTCAAAAAAACTGTAAAAATTATACAAGAACTAAATCCTAAATACTTTTATATTGAAAATCCTAGAGCCATGTTAAGAAAACTTGACCTAATTCCCTATCCTTATGCGACAGTAACCTATTGCCAGTATGGATTTAAAAATATGAAGCCCACAGATATTTGGTCAAACAATTCTACTTGGCAAATGGTAGCTAAAAGTTGTAAAAATGGAATGTCTTGCCACGAACCAGCCCCTAGAGGATCTAAGACAGGAACACAGGGGATTAAAAATGCAATGTTAAGAGGGGCTATACCCCCAAATTTAATAAAAGAAATTTTAGAATATAGTGTTTATGAAAAAGAATTATTATTGTTATAGGGCCACAGTTGTATTTAGTGGGTGTACCCAAGCAACAGATGAAAAAGATGCGATAAGAAAAGTGATTGCTAATTCTGAAAGATTACCAGAAACAATTTCTTTTAAAGAATCTGAGGTTAAGGTTAGAAAGTTACAGAAAAAACCTCAAAAAGGATTATATCACGATCCAAAGTACGATTGGTAAGAAATTCGACTCCATATATACCCCTAGAAGCCACGTTTATTAGTCTTGGCATACTTACCTACTACCCTTAATGCTTAACAATATCCTCGCTATCTTTTTGTTCGTTAGGATTGATTTGGTTATTTTCCTCATCTTTATCTGCTAGATTTTGCAATTTAGGTTGTAGATTCGGAATTGTCTTAACTAAATCTTTTAATTCTGCAATTAATTCATCATCTGATTTCTGATGAGTGTTATCTACATTTAAGTTTATAGTTTGTGATGAGAAGTTTCCAAGTTCCAAGATCAGTTTAGCTGTATTTAATCTAACAGCGTCTTGCTCACTTTTTAACAGATCCTGTAATACCGATATGGCTAGACCAGATGTTGAGGTAATTCTTTCCTCATTCTTTTCTCTAATTTCTTTTGAGTATTTCTTTTTAAGATAACTACCCATACTTCTTATTCCTTTCATGTCTTTAGAATAACCAGCTTTAATGCAAGATTGAGTTGCATTGCCTTGAGTATCTCCTTGACAGAAAGCTTCTATAAAAGCCTGTTCTTTTTCTTTATCTATTTTTTTTGGCATAATATTCTCTTTGTTAGATTGAATTGGCTTTGTTTCTTTTTTCTAGCCACTTACCGACTATATCTCTTATATCTTTATTAGGCGAATAAGAAATCATTAAATCTTGTCTTTCGACTATCCATGATTTATCTAAAACTAATGATCCGTCAATATCTGTATTTTCTTTATCTCCTGTAATATGAGATACAACTGTGATTGTTTTATCATTTTCCTCTACAATGAAACCGACTGAACAACACTCGGCTAAATCTGTTTCTAATTCATTAATATCTGTCCACCCATGAGTAGGACTTACAGCGTCTTTCCAGTATAATAAAACAAGTTTTGCTTTCATTTGTATTTAAAAATATATTTACTCCATAAATAACTTCTTGCAATGCTTACCACCATAAATATCAAAGATAGATGAAACATTTCCCATATATTTATATGTATATCATACAAAGGAAATATTAATATTTGAATGATTACAGCAAGAATAAGGCCACTTCCTATATCTAATGTTCTATGTATTAGATGTTTTGTATTGGTCATTTTTTCTTTCTTAAAAACTTTAAGTAATCTGCTCCTTCTTCTACTTCCCAAAATATCTTAATAAAGTCTGGGTGTGTGTCAGGTAATCTTGTGTTAAATACTGCAACTGCACAAGGCGACATCATTTTATTAGGTAAATTTAACATCTTGGCATAGTTGTCATATTTTTTATACGAGCCAACTTGAACGCAGTGCATTGTTATATCTGAGTTTGCATCTTTAATAGGCATATAACCACTAACATGAGTATGTCCTGCCATTAGTAAATGATCTCTTGCATTAAATATTGCATGTCTAACAATACCATGTGCTGTGTTATAGATTGAATGTCCTCTAAAATTATGAGAACAATTTACTCTTATATTATGTTTAGGTAGTTTGAGTTTAACTCTTATGTTATGGGGTGCATATGTAGTTTTTAAAGGTCTTGTAATCCATTTTAAAGGATCACCTTCTCCACTCCACATATCATGGTTTCCAGCTACTATAAATAACCAGTTAGTATAATTAACTAACCATTCGGTTAGCTGCCATGCTTGTTCTGCTGATGTGCTTTGTTCTGCCCAAAGACCTGCAAGTTTAGTTCTTCTTGCCCAGTTGTTTTGTAAATCACCTACATTACAAGCATACATTCCATCAGTTTTATTTGTTATATCTAAATGTTTAATAACACTAGGCATATCGCAACCATCATCATCTATATGTGGGTCGCCCATAATATATAATCCAATGGGTTTGTTGTCTTTAATTCTTATATTTAAAAATTCTTCGTTTCTTTCTCTTTTTTCTTTACGATTAAAAGTGTCAACTCTTTGTTTAATTAAATCTTCTGTTGATATTTCTTCATCATAAAATTTATTTTCTACTTCAAAGTTTTTAATTTTGTTTGGCGAGTTTGTTTTTTTACCACAATCTCTACATTGATATCTTTGTGGTTCTCCTACAGTATTTTTATCTTTACCCCTTTTAATTAAATGTGTTGAGCCACAAGTTGGACAGGCTAACATATTCCCATCATTATCTAATTGCAAAATATCTACATTAGAAAAGTTACCACCCTTATTTATTATTGCCATTCTTTTCTGCTTCCTTGATTAAGTATTCTAAATACCATTTTGCTTTTTTTAAATCAGACAAAGGAGTACCTTTATGTGGAAAACGAGTAACATATTTTATTATATTTCCACAAACATAATCCATAGACCAGCTACGAATGTACTCAGTTGTTTCAATTCCCTTAGTATAGTGTTCAGGTCTATTAATAAGGTCTATTTTCTTGTCGTTGCTCATCTATCTTTTGTTCAACCTGATTCCAAGGAATCGGCAAATAATCATCTTCCCAAGTTATAGCACCATAAAGGTAGTCTTGTCTAGTTTCAATCCTATCTTTAATGCGAAATTTGGCATGTTTATCAATAGTATAGATGGCATGTATAATTTCCATTTCACGAAGTGTGTATGGAACATTGCTACACATAACTATTTCTCCTATGTTAATAATTTAATAGAAATAAAAATTATTAACACTATAGTTAAAAGCTCGAATATACTAACTTCAGGCTTTAGGTATTTGGTTTTTATTTTATAAAAAAACCAATTAAAAAATTCAGGCTTTACAATAACTACAACCCCTATTAGCAAAGCTAATAGAAGTGCTTCTTGTATCATTGTGATAGGGGATTATCTGATCTTGCTTTCATTTCATTAACTTTAGCGTTTAATACTGCTATTTCTGCTTTGTTAATCGCAATGTCTGCTGTCAATGGTTTAATATCTACTGTTTGTCTAGCTTCTAATACCTCTACTCTTTGAATTAATTGTCCTTGATAGACAAACAATCCACCTAGAGTTATAACTAAACCAACAGCTCCTGTTATTACTTTAATATCCACGAATCCTCCTTAGATGTTCTTCTGCTCGTATCGTGTTATCTATAGATTCCTGAAGAATCTTTTGACTTGTTGCCATAGGGTCGTTATATATAATTTGATTTTCAGCATATATATCTCGCAAATCAATATATTCTCTTTGGTCATCATAATTACCTCCATCAATAAATAATTGATTATCAAATATATTATTGTTGGTTTTTCCGTAATTGTCTATAGAAAGTGGGCTTTCCATAGCCCTTGCTACAATAAGCGAAGTAGCAATTAGTCTTTGATCTACCCTTTTAAGGGTTTCATTAACTTTCTTTTCTATAGATTCTATTGAAATAGTTTGAGTATCTGCTCTAGTGTTTCCTTGACTCCTGCCTTCTTCCACCGATTCATTTCTGCTTTCGATATTTTCTTCGTTTGCAGCAACTGTTTCAGTTCCTCCATTTCCTCGTTCACTATCTGTTGTTTCTCCTTCTCCGAGAGTTTCATCTACTTCTTCAGAAGCGACTGTAGTTTCTTCTTCAGGTTCAACAGTAGTATTTTCAGTTTGTTCAACAGGTTCAGGTGTATTTTCTGTGACTGTGCTTTCTCCTGTAGGCTCTGTAGAAACTCTTTCTTCGTTTTCTCTTGGTGCTTCTGCATTTCCTCCTCCTGCTTCAGCTTGTACGATTGTGCTAGTTTCTTCTCCTCCTCCAACTTCTTGTTGTATAGGCTCTGACTCAATTTCTCTGCTAGAGTTAGGGGTTTCGACGAGGGTCTGCCGTTCTTCTGCGAAGAACTCTTGTATAACTTCGCCTGTTGCTGTGTTGTTAAAACTTTCTGTTGTTTCAATTCTTTCTTCAAAGCCTTGGACTTCTGCTGAGAACGCTTCGATGGCCTTTGGTTCTTCATATACAACCTCCATAGGTATTTCTTCAAAACTCTCAATAGGTGGGAGTTCTGTTAATTCTATTGTTTCTACAGGCTCAAAAAATACATTAATAATACCTGTATTTATTTCTTCTTTTTTAATTTCTTCAATAAATATTTCTTCAAATATTTGTACTACCATTTCAGGTTCTTCAAATACCTCAAAAACTATTTCTTCTAAGGGTATAAATTCTACTTTTTCTACTCTACTAGATAATACTTCTTCTACTTCTTGAAATGTAGTTGTTATATGTGATGTTTGTATAGCTGATAAAACCTCATCATCATAGGTCATAGTAACAGATATATTATCGAAATTAGGGCCACCAAGATTAGCAGGACTATTGCTGTCAGAACCACTAATAAAAATGTTTCCCCTATTAGACCCTGCCCCAGTAAACGAAACGCTATCCGTAAAATCTTGTCCATTAATTCCTGTAACATCTGTTCTCTCCTGTGTAGTTGTAGCTAGTACATTGCTATCAGAATCTCTAATTTGTAATCGAATTGAAAAGCTATCGGCTGGGCCTGACCCTCCCCAGCAACCTGATACACCACACTCTCCATTCTGTACTTCAACAGATGAGTTAAGGGTAATACCATTATTAAGCATAGGTTGTGTAATTGTATTAGAGAATAAATCAAAGGATTGTTCTATGCTACCACTATCTCCAAACTCAAGATCATGTCCACCTGGGCAACAATCTCCTATTCTTTGTGCATCTCCCTGTAATGTCCAACCTGTAGTTCCATTATTAAAATCACCATTAGTAATTAAATTACCAGTTGTTTGACTATCTGCTAAAACCATTAATGGAAAAAATAAAGGAATTAAGTATTTCATTGTTTTTCAGGTAAATATATTTCTTGTTCATTACTGCCATATACTGACATTGGGCCTAGTGTAATTGAATGTGTAGTACAGCCAGTTAAGATTAAAGATAATAATATAACTCTAATCATTCCAGGTCATGCTAGGTTTGGTTCTAGCACCTCCTGTTAATTCTTGTTTTCGTTTCTCCATCCATTTAGCTTTAGCTTTTTCGCCAATTAATCCGTCTATAGGACATGGTGTACCTGCGTTCATCATTGCTTCCCATACATTTTTGTCTTGACACATTAAAGATATTGCTGCAACTTTCATGCCAAGTTTAGCTAAAACAGATACAGATTTACGTCTTTCGCAGTTAGGGTCTGTGTAATAGCTTCCAAAAGAGCCTGAGAAGCCAATTATGGTCATTCCTGCTGCTAAAGGTATAACACAGCTATCTTGGCCATAAACACTCATACCAGGGGCTGATGAGCTGTTAACAGCAGTTTTCTGATTTGTGCTATTATTAGTTTCATTATTAGTAGTTGTGTTAGAAGATGAACCTGATTGATAGGTTGTACTCGATTCATAGCCACCAGTAATTGCTGTGTTAGATCCTGCGTTATTAGATTGGGTATTAGTAGTTGAACCTGAAGATGTAACATCACCTATTGCATCAGCTATACCATAAGCCAATATAATTACTATCATTACATATATACATTGTTTTGCTAAGATTTTCTGCATTTCCATTTCCTAAGTGCTAGTGCCTTCCTTGTTGGTCTGCCCTTAGAATCTTTCATAGGGCCTTTAACACCACCCATTCTTGCACAAAAACTCTTTCTTCTTGCTGCTGCTTTAGACCCTTTAGGTGCTTTACCTGTTACAGGTCTTTTAAGATTAGCTCCTGTAGTTCTTTTAAAAAACTTTCTACCAGCTTCGTTTAATC